GGCACACGTTATAATGTGCGTCAGCCTGGCGGGGATGGCACTTTAGTCAAGGGTGCCCACGGAGGTGCTGGCCGTTTGAATCTGCCTACTGGCGCAGACCCGAGTGTCGGCAAAGGTCAGAGTATTGTTACGCCGCACGAACTCGCACCGAAGGGATTTGGTGGTGGCTACTAAGCGCAAGATGCCTAAGCTAGCCAAGGCTACTTCTTCGCGCGCTAGCAAAGCTGAAAAGGCAGCTGCCATGAAAGGCTCTGACTTTGAGAAGTTCAAAAAGTCAGCCGGTGCTCAGCTTAAGCGTATGGGTGCCAAGCCAGTTAAGAAACGTAAGGTGGCTAAGAGAAAATGACTTCACCATATTCGGCATACTCGTCGTGGGGTCCTGGACGCAACTTCACTGCTAGGGCCACGGGTACGCCTAGCGCATGGGGGCGCGGCTCAGCGGCCCGTAGCATTTTGAACCCGTGGGGCGGCCCGAATGTACCGAAAAGTACTGTCAGCACCGCCAAATTCGGTCCAGGGTCGCGTAGATCGCCAACGCCGGATGCGTCGCTGTTTTCGATGAACTATACGGCCAACGATCCGCTCCAATGGCCGATTGTTCTCAACGCGAGTACTGGTTTGCGACGTGGACCTACAAGCGGTATGACTCAAGCTAAGGCAGATTTCTGGAACGCAGCGGTTAACCACGCTTATGCGCGCCTGTATGCAGGAGTCTAGCTTGTGCGACGCCAGCGCGCCTATGTACGGGATTGGCATGGCAGATTCGCCAAGGTAGCAAGCAGACGTTCTAAGCGTTTGCACACGCCGCGTAAGCGTATACACCGATTTGGTAGTGCAAAAGCAAAAAGCACCACAGCTATTATCCAAATTGGTCGCGGTAAAGACCCGCCAACTTGGGACCAGATGTCTGGCTATGGCGTAAATGCCAAAGTCGATGGCAAAAAGCTTTGGAACATGAAGAAGCGTGGTGACTTTAAAGATGAGGACAGTTATGTCAAGGCTATGGCCGTCCTTGCTCGTCAATATGCTAAATCCCATCCTGGAGCTACAGCGGCGACTAAGAACCAAATTGGTAACGCCGCACTTCGGCATGAGCACGATGAGATGGGCAAAGTCACGCCACTACCGATCCCCAATGAAACGCCAAAAGGCCCAAGCAAAAAGGCTGCGCCAGCACCTGAAGCAGAGCGCGAGGTTGTAGACAAGACTAAGGGTGGCGTTAAGATAGTCAAAAAGAAGTCAAAGCGCACTATTCAGCAAGTTAAAGCTGATTATGAAGCTGCTCGCAAAAAGCTTAGTGATTTGATGGATGAAGCTGTAGCTTACAAAGACAAAACTGGTAAGAATTACCCAAATTACTTGGATGAAAGCCACCAATATCTTGAAGACATGGATAAATTTGAAAAGGAAATGAAGAATTATCCACCAGATTTGTCACGCAAGATCAGCGAGGCTACCAATTTCGCTAGCCTAAATGAAATTATGGAAGCCCGCCATCCTGGTCTCCAAATTGATGACTTTGAGAAGATTGTTGCCAGGAAACGCCAAGAAGAGATTGAATACTACACTAAAACACGCCAACCTCCATTAGATCGTAGCACTTTGGAGCGTAGCACTTTCCTTGCTGATCCAGAAAGCTCATTTCGCGCAGCTCGGCAATCGTTTAGTGGACTTGATCGCATGATGACCAAGTACCCAAAGATCAACATTACAAGTTTACATTGTCGTTATGGCTATAACATAGTCGGACCAGGCGCACGCCAAATGGAAGAAGGCATTGGCGCTAGCTGTAGCAGGGTATATGACCAATGTTGGATCAATATCAACCCTATTCAATTAGTTCAACCTGGCAATTACATGCATAAGACTAAGCGTGGCGGTGATTGGCACGCTCCTGGTCACGAAAAGTTGCCATTCGCTAGTGATTCGATCCATGAATTTGGTCATGCTTTTGATTGGTTCGCTAATTTGTATACGCCAGATAAAGATGGCAAAAATGATAGCGAAGCAAACTCAAAGAAGCGTGAGCACGCAATCTCAAAGATAGTAACAGACTTGTTCTTTGAGGCCCATCCTAAAGGTACAAACTCAGCTAAGGACATTACAAAATGGCTGAGAGATGATAAGCAGATTACCGGGTATAGTTGGGTAAAAGGTGAGGATAAGCTCAACGACGATGAGCTTTTGGCCGAGGCATTTACAGATGTACAACTGAATGGTGAGAATGCTACTAAGGTAAACAAAGCTTTGTTCCAAATGATGGAAGACAATCTCAGGAAGCAGAAAATGCTATGAGTTTGAAGACCAATTACGAGTTTGTCATGGATAACCCAGACCCAGGCGTACCTGACCACATGGGTTTTGGAATGGTATTGGTAGCGGCTATGGTAGAGGCTAAGCAAAACCCAACTGAAGCGAATTTGAAGGCAGCACGTAAGGCTTTACAAGACCAAATTGATGGCAAGAACACTCTTGAAGAAGCAATCCAGGAACGAATAAATGAGCGTCACTCTTCTTGATCCGTGGATGATCTACGAGTCACCACAGGTTGATTGGAATCCACATCAAGGACAAGTTGACGTGCTCAATAGCCACGCACGCCACAAGGTTTGGTGCGCTGGTCGTCGTACTGGCAAGTCTGAGCTTGGCGGGCATCGTTTGTTGCCAGAAGCAATATATGCGAGATCTGTAGCAGATGAGTGGCGTAAGAAAGGCAAGCGTCGTGAGTTTTGGATCGTTGGAGATGAATATGTTACCGCAGACAAGGAGTTTCGTGTTATCTGGAACCTTGTCAAGCATCTGGGGATACCAATGGACTCTGGAAGCCACCACTCCATTGACGGCCGCTCACAGGGGGTGTTGTCACTGTGGGACAACGCTTTCATGGTCACAACCCAGTCAGCTAAATACCCTGAGAACTTAGTTGGTGAGGCGCTCTGTGGAGTGCTGATGGTAGAAGCAGCTAAGTCGAAGCCATCTACTTGGCAGAAGTATGTTCGCCCAATGCTCAATGACTATGGGGGTTGGTCACTTCACACGTCTACTCCTGAAGGCAAGAACCATTTCTGGGAGAAGTTTGAAATGGGGCAAGACCCATACCAAACTGATTGGGCGTCGTGGAGAATGCCTGCTTGGCGTAACCCATTTGTTTATACATCTACGGGTCGGGCTGGTGGATTGATCATTCCACAAGAAGAAGTCACCAAAGATGATGATGTTAAGTTTCTACTAGACCAATTAGAGATTCACCATAATTGGTCGGCTGCTAAAATTGCTCATGTCAACAATCTACATATTGACTCTGAAATTGTAAGCCTAGCAGATGAACTAACAATCGAACTATTCAAACAAGAAGTGTTCGCGGACTTCACTGAGTTTGTTGGGCAGGTGTTTAAAGACTATGATGAAGAATATCACGTTAGCGATCTGCATTTCGACCCCAACTGGGAAACGTATGCGGGAGTTGACTATGGTTTTACCAATCCCAACGTTTGGCTTCTCATTCAAGTTGGACCTTGGGGTGAAGTCAATGTTATCGATGAGGTGTACGAACCAGGACTTACGGCTGATGCATTTGCTGAAGAAATTAAACGCAGAAGCCTCAATCCTCCGCAGCTCAGGATGTTCTACCCCGACCCAGCTGACCCGATGTCCAGTCGAGCACTCCAAGACAAGTTGAAGATCCAGTCTATGGGAGGCACGGGCGGGGAATTGAACATCCGCATCAATTTGATTCGTCAGTTCTTGCGTGAAGGCAGGATAGACAGCACCAGGAGCTATATCAACGATAGTAACTCTGAGTTCTGGCGACCCAGATTGATGATCAATCGTTGTTGTACTGCGTTACGCGCGGACATGATGGCATACAGATATCCAGAGCGTAAAGAAGATATGGAGACATCTACAGCACGTATGGAATTGCCTATGAAAATGGACGACCACGGTCCTGAAGCATTAGGTAGATTCATGGTGGGCCACTTTGGTCCTGGTAGCCTTATGGGCAGTATGGGGACGAGAGTGCGTAAGGCTAACATGGGTCGGCATGCGAAGCGAGAGGCGAAACCGCCGTATACTAAGCCTATGGACGCGATGCGGCCGACACAGTCAGGCTTTCCAAACTGGAAGGAATGGCTGTAAATGCCTATTGATCCCAGACAGTACGACTCAGCGATTGATTTCATTCACGCTGAGGCTGAGTTCTCGAAAACTATTGCCAATGTAAGCAATATCGATGATCGCCTCAGATTGATGTCGTATGAGTTGTATGAAGACTTTTACCATAATCGTCCTGAACATATGCGGATCGTGCTCCGTGGTGAAGACGACGATGAAACTGAGATTTATGTCCCCAGCTTCAAGAAGTGTGTTGAAGCAATTAACCGTTATTTGTGCGTAAACTTCTGGTATCAAATTGATCCAGATAGCACCGATACAAGCTCGCAATCTACCGTAGATGACGCGTTGAGCAACATATTCGATAAGGAACATGTTCTCACCAAGTTCAATATGATGAAGCGTTACGCGGTGATGAAGGGTGACGCTTGCTTCCACGTTCAGGGCGTACCATTCGAGCGACCTGGCCGGC